AAAAATGAAACAAGAATTTATGCTAGAAAAACTGAATTAAGAGAAATTACTGATAATAAATCAATTAGGAAGTTTTTAGATGAAAATCATTTACAAGGTTTTGTTGGATCAAAAATTAAATTAGGTTTGTATTATGAAGATGAATTAGTATCATTAATGACTTTCGGGAAGAAAAGAATTTTTATGAAATCAAAATCTAATTCAAAGAATGAGTATGAATTACTTAGATTTTGTAATAAATTAAATACTAATGTTATTGGTGGTGCATCTAAATTATTCAAATATTTTCAAAAAAAATATAAACCAAGTGAAATAACAACATACGCTGATAGAAGTCATAGTCAAGGTGATTTATATAAAAAATTAGGTTTTGGATTTGTTCATAACTCAATTCCAAATTATTATTATGTTATTGATGGTATTAGAAAGCATAGATTTAATTATAGAAAAGATAAATTAATTAAGGAAGGTTTTGATGTTAATATGACAGAACATGAAATTATGTTAGAAAGAAATATTTATAGAATTTTTGATTCTGGATCAATGAAATTCAAAAAATAAGTAATATGACTACATTAATATAAATATATATAAAAAAAATAAGTAAGAATAATGGAAAATGAGAAAAAAAGTAATAATGATTATTTAGAACAATTCATTGGAGAATCTACAAATTCTAATGAGAATATATCTAATAATGATATGTTATCTGAAATAAAAGGCATAAAAAGAGAAATAACTGGAACAGATTTAAACTATATTAATATAGATTTGAGTGCTTTACCATTAGGTATATTTTATAGACATGGGTTCAAAATAAAAATTCGATCAGCTAAAGTAAGTGAAGTTCAAGCTTATTCTGTTGTTGATGATCAAAATTTTCTTGATGTAACTGAAAAAATGAATCAATTGATTTCTTCTTGTGTTCGTGTTGAATTGCCTTCTGGACAAAAAGGTTCTTATAAAGATATTAAAGATGGAGATAGATTATCTATAGTATTTATGATCAGAGAATTAACATTTCAGTCAGGAAATAGTCTTGCAAAAGAAGTAACTTGTAGTCATTGTCAAAATGAATTTTCTATTCCTTTTAGAGCAACTTCAAATGGGAAATTCCCAAAAACATTTGAATCACATGAGATGAATGAGAAATTAATAAATTATTATAATGAACATGAGAAAATTTTTGAATTTAAAATTGGGGATGGAGTTTTTAAATTAGCACCACCAACAATAGGAATTCAAGAGATTTTCTATGAAAATATTAAAGATAAAGTGAATAATAAGAAGACACCAAATGTATCATTCTTGAAAATTATACCATTTTTACTTCATGATAGAATTACTATCACTGAAGATGGAATTAAGGCCAAAGAACTCGAATTTAAGCGTTATGATATGACAACATTCCAAGTTCTAAATCATGCAGTAGATCTCATGGTATTTGGGTTAAAAGGATTAAAATATGAATGTAGTGAGTGTGGCATGGAGGTCCACACAGATATGACATTTCCCGACGGAGCGTCAAGTCTTTTCGTTGTTTCAAATCCATTTGACTACATTACTTAAGAATAAATTTGAATTTGTATGGCAAAAAAATATACCACCAAGTGAATTTGATCGAATGAGCTACTGGGAATTTGAAGAATATATAAAAATGATGAATGAGAGGAATAATGAAGAAAATGAAAGATCAACTAATGAACAACAACAACAGGAAGAACAACAACAAAACATGATGCCAAATATACCAAAAATGCCAAACATGAACTTCAATACTCCAACTTTACCAAAATTTTAATTGAAAAAGTAATTAATATACTGAAAAAAAAATCCTAAGATTTATAAATCTTGGGATTTCTTTTTTATATATATCTTTATCAGCCGATTTGAGTGATAAATATGGAGATGAAATACAAAATAATTTATATAATATTTAAAAAAAGATAAAAAATCAATGGAAACAAAAATACTAACAACATTTGATAAATTCAATGAGAATGAATTAATTCTCGAAAAAATTGAAGTTAAAAAACTAATACAAAAATTAAAATCAAATATTTCAAAAAAGACAATAAAAATGGTTTTGATTTCATTACTAAGTATTTATTCTTCTAATCAAGTTTTAGATTTATTACAAAGTGAAAATATACCAGAACAAACATATAGTGAAGTTTTTAGTGAATTAGATAATAATAATGATAGTGGGAATGAAATATCATTACATAAACAATCTATTTTTGGAGCAACAGATATTGAGAATTTACATTTATCTCAAAATGGTTGGGATTTTATTAGAGATGAAGAAAAATTGAGATTAGTAGCATATGATATTGATGATGGTATGATTACTATTGGTTATGGACATGCACAGAAAATAAAAAATTCAACATATAAAGTTGGAGATAAAATTTCAGTAAAAAAAGCAAATAGTTTATTGGTTGCTGATGTTAATGTTGCTGCTAAAGGAGTAAGAAGAATTTTTTCACAATGGAAAGAAAAAGGAATTAATAGATATATTACACAGGGACAATATGATGCATTAATATCAATGGCATTTAATATGGGAGTTGGTGGTCTAAGAAGTTCAGAAGTGATAAAATATTTAAAAAGTGGAGATTATAATAAAGCTGCTGAAGAAATAAAAACAGCAAGAATATCTAATAAATTTTCTGGACTAGCAAAAAGAAGAATAAGAGAGTTTGAACTATTTAATAAGGATAGTAATACAATAGTATCAAATGATGATGATACGTCTAGTTCAATTCCAAACTGGAAACAAGATGTAATTAATATATAATTGCTGCTATAGATCCAGGGCTATAAAGAAATAGCTTTCTATGATTTTTTAAACTTTGAGTAAGTTTTTTCTTTTTTCATATAAAAAAATTAATATATAGTATATAAAAAATAATTAAAAAAATATGTTACCACATTTTACAACAGTAGGATCTCATAGTGCAATTAACGAACCAGTTTTTAAAAATTTATTTGAAGTTGTAGTTATATTACCACCAGCAATTGCTGGATTACACGATGATCATCAAACATTACTTTTAGAAAATATAACTAGTGCAAGCTTCCCAGTCTATCCAACAATTGGTGTAACTGAACAATTCTTCAAATTTAGTGATAGAAAATATTTAACTTTCCCAGAAAAAACTTCAACTGAACTAAAGTTGAAATTAAATCTGAATGTTAATGATAAAAATTCAGTTTTTACTTTCAAAATGATGAAAGATTGGTATGATCTAGCTTGGAATAATGAAGATGGATCATTACACTATAAAAATAACATTATCTCTGATATTATTGTTCATGGTCATGATAAAGAAGGTAAAGTAATAAGAAGAGTAACTTATTTTAATTGTCAAATGAAAGGATTTAGTGGATGGGATACAATAGATTGGACATCAAAAGAAATTGCATCATTAGATGTTGATTTTGTAGCAGATTATTGGACTGATTTATATTATTAATTGATTATTAATAAGTTACAAAAAACAATGGAACCTGGATATAGAAATGAATGTAAAGAATGTGTAAAAGAAATTCAGAAAAAATATACAGCAGGTTTCAAGAAACAACACCTTTTTCATGTAATGATATTTAATATATAAGATAATTAAAAAATAATATAAATTATGAAAAAACGACTACAAAAATTTGAAAGTTTTAAATTAAATGAAGGGATGATAAACAATGACAAATATTTTCTGTTATCTAAATCATTTATAAATCAATATGATGATCCAAAGAAAGGATTATATATTCACCATGTAACATTAAAAACTTGGGTAAAAGATTTAACTGATCCAGAAAGTGTTGATAATTTAACATACTCATCTTTATTTAGATATTTATTGTATTTTTGGTTTCATAAAGAAAAAATAAACTCAATAAAAGAAATAAGAGAGTTTAAAGAAAAACTTATGAATGAAGATGAAGAAACAATAAGATTAGTTGAAAGAATAACAAGAAACAGAACAATTTTCAATACTATGATTTCTAAATATATAAAAACAAGAGACATAAAAACAACAGATTATACCCCACTAACAGCTTTCATTGAAGCAAGAACTATAATATTCAATTCTGAAAATGTATTACAGATGATAAAAACAGTTGACTCTCTTACTAATGGGTCAAATGAACAATCAGTGTTAAATATTATAAATGATAAAAATGGGATTGATGGACTAACTAATGCAGTTTCTATCTCAGCAGAAGAAATTGCTGATGTTGAATTAATTGCAGATTCAAATGATGGACAAAAAAGAATACATATTATAAGTTTAACACCTGGTTCAATTATAGAAGAACCTGGAAATTCAAAATATAATACACTTAAGATAAAAAATTCTAGTAATGAAATTACAACATTCAATAAATGGGAGGATGAATCACCATTACCATATGATATATTATTCTTAAATGATGTAGATAATCAAAAAATATATTCAATTGATTCAAATCATATAAATAAAATTTTTAGATTTAAAAATTCAAATGATATAATGATTAATTTATTATATCGAAAAACACCAAAAATTTTTAATACAAAATCATAATTTGTTCAAGAACAAAAATCTAAAAAAAGTTCAGAAATTAATTTCTGAACTTTTTTCTATTAGTATTAAATTTTGATTGATAATGTATTGCTGATTTTTTTCATTCATTTATTTATATATAAATAAAAAATATAATTTTTATGAAAACATACAATAACTATACATTAATAACAGAAAATAATATAAATGATGTATTTGATAATATGTTTAAAGAATGTAAACCATTTCTAAATGAGTGGAATAATGTGATGTCACACTACTTAACAGAACACAATGAAGAAATATTTTTAACAAGAGGGGAAAGACATATAGAAAAACAAATAGAATTGAGAACAAGAAATAAAGATAGAAAACCAACTGATACACCAGAAGAGATACACAATTATCTAAATGGAAAATTTATGGAAAAGTTTGATGAAAAATTGAGAAATTCAGTATTTTGTATTAAAGAGTTAAATGGGAGTGGTTATGGTAAGAATTATATTGTAATACCAAAAGGAGAATATAAAATGTTTTGGAATAAAAAAATACATGATCTATTCTATGATATAAAACAAGTATATGATATTTCTTTGAGAACTATAATGTGGGATGAAAAATATTTTGAGACAAATACAGAAAAGTTTGAACGATTAATTCATGATTATAATAGAGTCAAATTAAATGAAATTTTTGATCATGATAGAAGATTAGAAATTTCATTAATTTGTGATGAATATTATTTAATTGACTATAATCTTAAATCTAAACTAATTGATAAAATTTATGAATTATAAATATTTATATATATCTTAAGAAGAAAAAATAATAAAAATATGAGAAATATCACAAAATATAGTGTATTTGAATATAACACTGAAAATGATGATACTACTGTAAATCAGAAAGTAAATAATTCTAATGATAAATCATTTGGTATTCAAGCACCTCTTTCATTGCCAATTGATTATTATAAACCAATTGAAGTTGATGATAATTTTTC